GATTTGTTTACCATCAGAGACATGATACTCAATGGCTTTGATCCATCCTCTACTAAAGATATAGTGGAGTATGGTAGTAAGGTGGGCTATGAGATTGATTGGGAATCAGAAACGTGGAACCCAGTGGATGACTAAAACTTTTATACAAGTTGAACGAGATAAATATTTCTGGAATAAAGTCAGAGAATATAAGAAGGAAGGGTACTCGTTTAAAGAATCAAAAGATTTAGCAAGTCAAGATGCCAACGAAGCTATGGCTCCAGATGAAATGTTAATGGACCACCTTGAACGAGAGGCATGGGAATGAACTATGACAAAGTAGCATGTGTTGAGTGGCTTGACTCTTCTGAGTATGACGATGCAGATTGGAAGTCAGAAGAAGAAGTTAAAGAACTAACACCCATGCGTATCAAGAGTGTTGGTATTGTAGTTAACGAAGATGATATATATATTACACTTGCATCTTCAGTTAATAACTATGATGTTAATTGTGAAGCACAGTTTGGTGGGTTGATTACCATACCTAAGTTTGCTATAGTAAGACAATCAACCTTCCCAAAGAGTTTTTTAAGTAGCACTTGGCCGGGGCCGGGTGTATAGCAACAACCTAATTAATCATATGTAGTAGTACTTACGTACTACATATGATTTAATTAGAAAGGAGAAAATATGATTAAGAAACAGTGGCTAGACAGGGGGCCATGTCCTAAGTGTAAGTCATCGGATGCCAACGTCAAGCATGAACAAGGATATTCGTATTGCTTTAGTTGTAGTACAAAGTTCGGTGATAATATATCTATTGTACCAATTAAAGAATGGACGGGGAAATCTATGTCAACAACTGGAAACTGGGGTGACATCAGTGATCGTAAGATCTCTATGGATACCGCAAAGAAATACAGTACAAAGATAAAGCAGTCTGGTAACATCGTGACTCACCATCTGTATGGTTACTTCAACGACAGAGGTGATCAGGTAGGTCACAAAGTTAGACTGTGCAAAGACAAAAGAATGTGGGTTGAAGGTGAGCTATCGGATGCCATGTTGTTTGGTCAGAATATATTCTCACCGAAGGGTAAGTATATAACTATATGTGAAGGTGAAGTGGATGCCATGTCAGCCTATGAACTGATGGGATCTAAGTGGCCTTCCATATCTATCAAGACAGGTGCTGGTTCAGCATTGCGTGATTGCAAGGAAGCCTTCCGTTATCTGGATAGCTTTGATAACGTAGTCATATGCTTTGACATGGACAAGCAGGGACAGGAAGCTGCTGAACAGGTAGCTCAGTTGTTTGCTCCCAACAAAGCAAAGATAGTACGCATGGATCACAAGGATGCCAATGAGTATCTCAAGATGGGACAACGTGCTGCCTTCAACGATTGCTGGTGGAATGCAACACCATTCACACCTGCTGGTATAGTTAACCTTAAAGACTTGGGTGAAACTTTATACGATGAGGATTTCTGTGAGACTTGTCTCTATCCTTGGCCCAAGATGAATGAGAAGACCTACGGTATGAGAACAGGAGAACTGATTACATTCTGTAGTGGTAGTGGTATGGGTAAGTCAAGTGTCATACGAGAACTTATGCATCACTTCTTACGCAACACAAAAGATAACATAGGTATACTTGCTCTTGAAGAAAGCATTAAGAACACCGCATGGAACATCATGTCGGTGGAAGCAGATGCCAGACTGTATATCAAAGAGATCAGGGATGGGTTTACACCAGAGCAACTGAAGAAGTTTCAAGATGAGACTATTAACTCCGGTAGGTTCTTTGCCTTTGATCACTTTGGATCAGTGGACAACGATGAGATACTAGCGAGGGTTAGGTTTATGGCTCAAGCTCTTGATTGTAAATGGATTTGTCTGGATCACTTGAGCATACTTGTATCAGGTCAAGAGGATACAGATGAACGTAAGTCCATCGACATACTAATGACCAAGCTACGATCTCTCGTGGAGCAGACAGGTATATGCTTGTTACTTGTGTCACATCTACGTAGGCCTTCTGGTGACAGAGGACACGAGGATGGTAGGGAAGTAACACTCTCTCACTTGAGAGGTTCAGCTTCCATAGGACATCTAAGTGATGGTGTCATAGGATTGGAAAGAAACCAACAGGATGGTGATCCCATAGCTGCCAATACAACTACCGTTCGTATACTCAAGAACAGGTATACAGGAGACACAGGTGTGGCTACACACTTATTCTATAACAAAGATACGGGTAGGCTAACAGAGATTGATAACCCGTTCGATACAGGAGAAACAAATGCCAATTAAATTTGATAGAAATTTATATAATAAATATGATTCCTTAACTAAGAATGTTATGAGTCATTGGTTATTATCTAAAGGTTATAAGGATATTAATACTGAAGAAACATATGGAGTAGATGTCGTATGTAAGGATAAGTTAGGTCTGGAATGTTACTTTGAGACAGAGATAAAGACAAGCTGGCATGATCATTGGCCTGAGTCTTGGAAGGAGATACGTATTCCATACAGGAAGCATAAGCTCATAGACAAGTGGGTAAGCTCAGTGAAAGAAGAAGGGTGTCTTGGTCCCTTAACCTTTGTTATATTCAACAAGCACTTGGATCAGGCATGGTTTATGGATGGCTCTATGGTTAGTGAGAGTGATGTTAAACCAGTGGACAATAGAAGGAGAGCAGCAGAGCCGTTCTACCATATCAAAGTATCTGATGCAAAGTTAGTAAAGGTAATGCCAAGTCAAGTAATAAAGGAGTAAGTATGTTAGTATCAATAACAACTGAAGCTGATAAACACCTATCCGGTATTGTTAAATCAGAGGATGCAATAGGCATAGAGCTTGGTGTTAAGGGTGGTGGTTGTGCTGGCTTTACATACCAATGGGATGTTTTACTTGACATCCCAGATCAACATGATATAATTCCACTTAAAGAAGGAAAGTTATACATCAAGAAGGAAGCAGCAATGCTACTTATGAATACAACTATAGACTTTTCCACTGGTATTAATGGTAATTATATTATATTTAAAAATCCTAATGCCACATCTCAGTGTGGATGTGGAGAAAGTTTTGGTGTATGAAAATTGCAATCGTAGATATAGAAACAGATTCACTACGGCCAACACTGATCCATTGCATAGTAGCAAAGGATCTACAAACAGAAGAAGTATTAGTATGGGATTATAATAACCTTGATAATTTTAAACATTGGACTAAAACTATTGATCGTTTTGTTATGCATAATGGCATTTCGTTTGATGCACCTAATCTTAATAGGTTACTAGGTACAGAGATAAAGTTAGGACAGATCATAGATACCTTGGTTCTATCGCAACTGTTCAACCCCATCAGAGATAAAGGTCATAGTCTTCGGGCATGGGGTGAACGGTTAGGTCACTACAAGATGGAGTACGAGGACTTCTCACAGTACTCAGAGAGTATGCTTGAGTATTGCAAGAATGATGTCGAGCTTACCCATCAGGTATATAATAAACTAGCCAAGGAAGGAGCTACCTTCTCCAATAAATCTATCCGCATGGAACATCAGGTACGTGCCATAGTAGATCAACAGGAGAAGAATGGCTTTGCCTTGGATATACGTAAGGCCATAGGTCTTCTGTCTCGCCTGTCTGATGAGGCACAGGATCTTGTTGCATGGTCCAAGGTATCCTTTGAGCCTATGGTGGTGGAGTTAAAGACCAAGACAAAGTACATACCATTTAACATAGGATCAAGACAACAGATTGCTGATCGGTTGATGGAGCTTGGTTGGAAACCAAAGGAGTTTACTGAGAAGTCAGAGCAACCTAAGATCAGTGAAGAGATTCTTAATAAGATTAATATGGAAGAAGCACATAAGTTCTCACGCTACTTCCTATTGCAAAAGAGAATAGCTCAGATACAATCTTGGATTAATTCCTATGACGATACCACTGGCAGGGTACATGGCAGAGTACTAACTCTCAAGACTATCACTGGCCGTATGGCTCACCATAGTCCCAACATGGCCCAGATACCAGCAGTACGTAGTCCATTCGGCAAGGAGTGTAGAGCCTGTTGGACTGTGGATAACCCACATACCCATACTCTGGTAGGCACAGATGCCTCTGGTCTTGAGCTACGATGCCTTGCCCATCTGATGAACAGTAAAGATTATACCAATGAGATACTCAATGGTGATGTACATACAGCTAACATGAAGATGGCCGGACTCACCAACAGGGATCAGGCCAAGACATTCATCTATGCATTTATGTATGGAGCAGGTGCTGCCAAGATAGGTAAGATCGTAGGTGGTAACAAAGAGCATGGACAGAAACTAATGGATAGGTTCTTGTCTAATATGCCAGCTCTCAAACGTGTCCGTAATGCCGTTCAGAGGGCCGCTGAGAGGGGTCTAATACGGGGGGTGGATGGTAGGCACCTGTATATAAGATCACCACATGCTGCACTTAATACATTAATTCAAGGAGCAGGTGCAACTATTTGTAAAGACTGGCTTATAAATATGACACAAAGAGTAAGCCGTAAAGGAATTGACGTGCGCTTAGTAGCGTCAGTACATGATGAGTACCAGTTTGAGGTAGCAAAGAAGGATGTGAACCAGTTCGGTATCATAACCAAGGATGCTATTAAAGATACGGAACTCAAGTTAAAGTTCAAATGCCCACTGGATAGTACATGGAAACATGGAATGACATGGGCTGAGACACACTAATTAACCATATGTAGTGAAGTTCTTACGAACTACATATGGATTAATTAGATTAAGGTAATTTTATTGTTGACACCTTGATCTAATTATGAGATAATTCATTTTTAAATAACACATATATAGGAGATATATAAATATGTCAGTAATTTCAGGGACCGCTTATTGGGCAGCTATCACCAACCCCAACACCACATTTGATAGTGATGGTGTGTGGTGTGTAGACGTTTGCAACCTTAATGAAAATAATCTTGAGACTGTCAAGAAGGATGGTCTTGTGATTAAGAATAAGGGTGATGAACGTGGTGATTTCGTTTCTATTAAGCGTAAGGTCCGTAGGAAAGACGGTTCTCTCAATCGTGCTCCTGATCTAGTAGATGGTCAGAAGCGTAGCATGACCAACACCCTTATTGGTAATGGCTCAGAGGTTAATGTTCACTACACTACCTTTGAGTGGGAGTTTAAGGGCCGACCGGGAATAAGTGCGGATCTCCGTGCCGTACAAGTAACTAATCTTATTCCTTACAACACAGAGGCAGACGAAGCCTTTGATGTTGTGGACGGTGGGTTTGTTTCTGAAGAAGGGGATGACGACATTCCCTTTGCTTCTTAGTATATAAGTGGTGGGAGAGGTGTACCTCATGCCTCTCCTACTATTTTAATATGAAAGATATACATACATTAGTAGAAGATATCTATAATCTTTTTAGTCCAGATGAATTACAGATGGATGAAAGGGAAATAGATAAACATGTAGATGAATTTGCAACTAACATAAAGGAGCATTTAAAACTATTTCTAAATGAGAAGCCTCGTAGTAGAGGTAACTTACGGTTGTCAGCTATAGGTAAACAAGATCGACAACTATGGTATGATATGTATACTACTGAGGATAAGATAATACCTTTGACATCTTCCACTCGTATCAAGTTCTTGTATGGTTACATACTTGAGGAACTTCTTATTGTATTGTCCAGATTAGCAGGGCATACCGTTACTGATATGCAAAAGGAAGTTAGTGTGGAGGGGGTGAAGGGGCATCAGGATTGTATGATTGATGGTGTCCTAGTAGATTGTAAGTCTGCATCTGATTATAGCTTTAAGAAGTTTGATAATGGTAGGCTGGAGAGAGATGATCCATTCGGATACATAGCTCAGATATCAGCATACGCAGAAGCTAATGATAAAGATGAGGCTGCATTCTTGGTTATCAATAAGGTAACTGGTGAGATATGTTTGTTACCTGTTCATTCTCTTGAGATGATTAATGCATCCGATAGGATTAAACATCTTAAAGAAGTAATGAAGCAGCTATCTCCACCTTCCAGATGCTACAGTGATGTAGCTGATGGTGTTTCTGGCAACAGAAGGTTAGGTACTTCTTGTATATACTGTGCTCATAAGAAGTATTGTTGGAGTGATGCGAATGGTGGAGAAGGGGTACGTGTCTTTAACTATGCACGAGGATATAGATATCTTACTCATGTATCGAAGACACCTGACGTACCAGAGGTTACCAGTTGGTAGACCACCACTGGTTGAAGTTTGGTAGTGATAAGGCATTTGTTCCAGACACAGATAAGTTTGGCTTTGTCTATATCATTACCAACCTTCAGACTACCAAGGCATATATTGGATGTAAACAGTATATGATTA